GTGACAGCCGTTCGAACAGACTTCCCACACCAAGCTGAAAGAACATATTCAGTGAGGGCTCCGTACAGATAGGACGCGAAATCTTAGACGTCTTAGGAGCGAAAGAAAGACGGTTTCCAACAACCCTAGCAAATCCATACTCTGTGCTACGCTGTTTTTCAGCTGCAGCCCAGGAGGACGTGGGTCTAAGGCTCCTCAAGTAATAATGAGGTAAACGATCGTCAGTGTAGGTTAGCGTTGAGTCGAACAACTTTGTATAAAAGTTGTAAGACCTGGCACCAAGACTAGCACCGGGACCAACCATAGTATCCTGTTCAAAATCTGACCAGGTGTACAGTTGTTCCGGACCGCGAAAGAAGATGTCGTCGAGTATATGTTTCACCTCGCCGATTACCTCTTCATGAAACAAACGTTTAGCTTCAAGACGAAATGTCCTGCAAATCTCATTTGATTCAAGAAAAACTTTGAGACCCAGGGCATCTGCATCTTGACTAGTGGAGCCTTCAAACTTTTTACTGAATGAAGACTTCAAACTAATCGCTCGCGCGTCGCTGGTAGAAATGTCAGAGGTTAAAAAAGCCTCTAACCCAACGTTCTGAAGATCAAAAGCCAGATCCTTACATAACTCAGCGAAATCTCGCATGAGTAGCTCCTTTGTAAGAGTGAAACGGAGGCTGTCTAGTTAAGACAAGCCAGACACCAGCGAATCGCCTATTCCCGCGGAATTTTGCGTGAGGGCACCGATAGCCATTGAAACGGCTGCTCGGATATTTGCTGCGTCAGCGGTGTCTGCACCCGCCGGGACATCAATTGTTACATTGATGGTCAGGAGGGAAGCAGGCTGCCCTGCCAGAGGAAGAACGCCCTTACGGACGATCATCTTCCAGGTATTTTTGGGCACATTCGGCAAAAGCCCCGTCACCGGGTTCGTCTTGCCGAGGACTTTGAAAGTCTTCGGTCGGACGAACGTAACGGTGAAAGGACTCTGTACTGAATGCGTGGTGACACCCGCTTGGGTACCACCCAGAGCCGTACAGGCATTCTGCTTTCCG